GCGTCGACACGGCGTTGAGTTACTACGCGGTGTATGCCTGTACCCGCCTCATCGCGACCGACATCGGGAAGCTCTGCCTCCGGCTCGTCAAGCAGGACGACGACGGCGTCTGGACTGACACCGAATCGTCAGCGTTTTCGCCCGTGCTCCGGAAGCCAAACCGCTACCAGACGATCAACAAGTACGTCGAGCAGTACATCTTGTCAAAGCTGCTGGCCGGCAACGCGTACGTCTTGAAGCAGCGCGACAACCGCCGGGTCGTAACGGCGCTCTACGTCCTCGATCCGACGCGGGTGACGCCGCTCGTGGCGACCGACGGATCGGTGTACTACGAACTGAAGCGCGATGATCTCTCCGGGCTACCTGACGAACTGCCGCGAATCTTCCCGGCCAGCGAGATCATTCACGACACGATGATCACGCCCTTTCACCCGTTGATCGGCGTGCCGCCCCTCTTCGCGATTGCTCTGGCTGCGACGCAGGGACTAAGTATTCAAAACAATTCCAATCGTTTCTTCAGCAATGGCGCGCAGCCGGGAACGATCGTCACCGCGCCAAAAGGCATCTCTGACGAGCAATTGGCTCGGCTGAAGGCGACGTGGGAAGCCGAGTACGGCGGGAACAACTACGGCAAGGTCGCATTTATTGGCGGCGAGTTGACCGTCAATCAACTGATGCAGAACGCCGTCGACTCGCAACTAATTGATCAACTCCGTCTTACGGCCGAGCAGGTCTGTAGCGGGTTCGGCGTGCCGCCGTACCTCGTCGACATCGGGCCGCCGCCGCCATACGCGAACTTTGAACCGCTGCTGCTGAAGTACCACAGTCAGTGCATTCAGAGCCTCACGACGAACTTCGAGAAGTGTCACGACGAGGGGCTCGGCTTGCTGGACCCGATCAATGGCACGCAGTACGGCACCGAGTTCGATATCGACGACCTGATCTGGATGGACACCGTGACGCGCGTCACGTCCGCGAAGACGGCGATCGAGGGCGGCGGGATGTCGCCCGACGAGGCGCGGTACAAGTACCACGGCCTCGGGCCGACGCCGGGCGGGTCGGCCGTGCTGGCGCAGCAGCAGAACTATTCGCTCGAGGCGCTCGCGAAGCGCGACGCCGGGGATCCGTTTGCGAAGCCGCCGGCGCCCGTGATGCCGCCCCAACTCCCGGCCGCGGATGTGCCGCCGCCCGAGGACCAGGCCGCGAAGTTCGTCGCCAGCCTGCAGCGCAAGGCGCTGGAGGCGTTCCGTGTTTGACGCCGACGCGATGGCCGATGCGGTCGTCCTCGCCATGAAGAGCGCCGTGGCGCCCCTTCAGGCCACGCAGGCGGCCCTCCAGGCGCAGATCGGGACGCTCGAGGCCCGCTGGGCCAACCTCGACGCGCTGCGCGAACGGGTGGCGACGCTCGAAGCGCGGCCGGTGGTGCCAGGCCCGCCGGGAGAACCCGGCCCGCCCGGGAAGGACGGCCAGGACGGGACGCCGGGGCTCTCGTTTGAAGGCGTCTATCAGGACGGGAAGAACTACGAGCTCGGGCACCTGGTGACGTGGGCCGGCTCGAGCTGGCACTGCAACGAACCGACGACGAGCAAGCCGGGTGACGGCTCGAAAGCCTGGACGCTCATGGTTAAGAGGGGCCGCGACGGCCGGGATAGCGGCAAGTAAATGGCCGCCATCCTTGTCACGCTGACCCAAGCGAAGGCGCATCTGCGGATCACGACGCCGGCCCTCGACCCCGGCGACGTCGAGATTCAGTCCAAGCTCGATCAGGCGGAAGCGATTGTCCTTCGGTATCTGAAGACGCAAGCCGATCCGTTGTGGGTGAGTCCAGCGACGGCGCCGGCGAATGTCACCGCGGCGATTCTGCTCCTGCTCTCCAGCTTGTATGAGCTCCGCGGGGACAACCAGACGCTCAGTGAACTGACGTGGACGGCCATTGAACGCCTCCTGGTGTCATTGCGAGACCCGGCGCTGGCATGACGATCGGCGACCAGCGCCACCTTGTGCTGCTGCAGAACCCCGGGTCGCCCGTGGCGGACGGCGACGGCGGCTTCACGCAAACGTGGGCCGACCTGGCGCCGCCGACGTGGTACTGCAGCATCACCCCGGCGTCGACGCGAGACCTCGAGCGCATCGCCGCGGGGACGGTGATCGCCGAGGCCTCGCACATCGTGAAAGGCCGGTACCGCGCGGACGTGACGACGAAGACGCGCGTCGTGTTCAACGGGCGGCGGCTCAACGTGACGGCGGTGGCGAACCCGCAGGAGCGGAACGTGGACCTCGAGCTGATTTGCGTGGAGGTGGTGGTCTGATGGGACTCCTCGAACTGCTCATCCTCGTGCTGCTGATCGTCTGGATCACGGGCGCGTTCGTGTTTCCAGTCGGCGGCGGGCTCATTCATCTGCTGCTCGTGATCATCCTCATCGTGATCGTGGTGCGGCTGCTCCAGGGGCGGAACGTCGTATGAAGGCGTTCGTCGTCTGGAACGGGTTACAGGACTACATGGACGCCCTGCGGCAGATGCCCGCGGAGTGCGCCGGCGAGGCGAAGCACATCGTCGAGGGCGAAGTAAATGCCGCCTACGTCACGATCAGCGCCGTGTACGGGGCGCACCGACATACCGGGACGCTCCAGAAGCGGCTCACCATTTCACCGCTGAAAGTGGCCGGGCAATACACGACCGGGCTGAAGCTCACGAGCGGCTCGCCGATCGCCTGGCTCTTTGACAACGGCTCGCAGGCGCGGCACTACACAACGGCGAAGGGCGTCCAGCATGACACCGGCGCCATGTGGGGGAAGACGCCGCCGACGCACATCTTCACGAAGACGGTGGCGAAGGGGAAGCGGGTCGTCGTCGACCGCATCAAAACCATGGTGCTCCGCCGGGGCGCGACGGCGGTGACGGAGACGTGAGCGTGGTCGACTCCTCTGACATCGACGCGGCCTTGACGGCGAAACTCCTGGCCGACACGACGCTGATGGCGATGGCCACGGACGGGGTGTTCATCGACGAGGCGAGTCCCGGCGCCACGAAGTTCGTGATCATCTCGCTGGCCGACGAAGTGGACGTCGCCACGTTCGGCGGGCGGGCCTACGAAGACGCGCTCTATCTCGTGAAGTTTGTCGCGCTCTCGACCGCGGGCGCGAACGTGAAAGCCGCGGCGGCGCGGATCGACGTGCTGCTCGAGAACGGGACGATCACCGTGGCGGGCTATACGCGGATGACCGTGCACCGGGAAGCGCGGCTGCGGCAAACGGAAGTCGACGCACTCGATCCGACGATTCGCTGGTTCCACCGGGGCGGGCATTACCGGGCGCAATTCTCCATCACGTAATCGATTCTGAAAGGCAGGGCAGCATGGCGATCCTCACCGGCCGACTGGGCACCATCAAATACGACCCCGCCGGCATCACGCCGGTCGCGCTCATCAGCGTCAACGCGTGGAAGCTGTCCCTGAAGACGGGCAAGCAGGACGTCACCTGCTTCGGTGACACCAATAAGGTGTACGTGCCCGGCCTCGCCGATATCAGCGGCTCGATCGGCGGGTTCTGGAACTCATCGAACGTGGTCCTCTTCGCGGCGACGCGCGCGACGGTGCCGGGCCTGCTCGAGCTCTCGCCCAACTCCAGCGAGCCGACCTTCAAATTCTCCGGCCTCGCGTATCTCGACGCCGACCTCGATTGCAGCGTGGAATCCGCGCCGAAGGTGTCCGGCACCTTCATGGCGGCGGGTCCCTGGACGGAAGCTCCGTAGGGCGCCGTCGTTGTTTCGCCATCTCCGCCTGAGCGGCACCACGGGCGCGATCCTGTGGGGCTACCGCCAGGCGGCCACCTTGCGCACCTGGACGATCCGCAAGGACGCCCAGGACCGCTGGACGCTGTCGGCGACGTGCGTGCGGGCGGAGCCCTTTCAGTTGCGCCAGCGCCCGCTGCTGTTTTCGGCACCGCGCACCGGCGGGTTCTGGGCGTGGGGCATCGAGTCGATCGACGTGGGGACGAACCAACTGGTCGCGAAGCTGGGGCCACCGGAGCAGTAATCAAAGGAGACGAGCCGAGTTATGGGATCACGTGTCGTCCGCCCGGACACCAAACGCCTCACCATTTCAAACGGAGACTGGCTGCTCGTCAAGAAGCGGCTGAATCACGGCGAACAACAGGAAGCCTTCGCGTTTCTCTATACCGCGACGGAGTTCGGATCGCGCCTCAATCTCCGGCTCGTCGGGATGGGACGCGTGCTGGCCTTCCTCGTCGACTGGTCCCTAACCGGCCTCGACGATGAACCGCTCGAGATTCGCGGCAAGTCGCTAGATGAAGTCGCGGCCGTGTTGAACTCCATCGATGGGGAGTCCGTTCAGGAAATCATCGCCGCCATCGACGCGCACGAATTGGCGATGGCCGCCGAACGCGAGGCCGCAAAAAACGGGACGGGTGGCGCGATCGGATCCGCAGCGATCTCGCCATCGCCCTCCGCTGCGGTTGGCGCGTCGACTGGGTCCGTGAACTAGACCTGGATGACTACGAGGTGCTGATTGAGATGCTGAACGAGAAGCCGGACGGGGTCACGTAATGGCGGGCATCTCTGCCAAATTCGAGGCGGACTTCTCGCAGTTCGTGGCGGCGGCCGAGAAGGCGAACGGGTCGCTGAGCGCGATCGAGGGCACGTCGAAGTCTGTCCGGTCGGCCGTCGATACCATGATCTCCGGGGCGGAGAGCCTCGCCGGCGCGTTCGGCATCGCGTTCTCGGTGGGCGCGATCGCGAACTTCGTGACAGACCTGATGCATTCCACGGCCGCCCTGCAAGAACTCTCGAGGGCGACGGGCGTGTCGGCGGACGATCTCCAACGGTTCCAATACGTCGGCAAAGAGTTCGGCGTGGACCTGGAAACGATGTCGCACGGCGTCCAGCAGCTCAGCGCGAGACTCGGGAGCGGCGATGCGAGCGCGACGCGGGCCGTCCAGATGCTGGGCCTGAGCGTGAAGGATCTGATTGCAGCGGGGCCGACGGAAGCCTTTCTGCAAATCGCCGAGGCGACTGGGCGCGTCCAGGACCCAATGATGAAGGGCGCTCTTGCGACGGACGAGTTCGGGGGCAAGCTCGGCAAACTGTTGATCCCGATGCTCGGAGAACTCCGGCAGAAGTTGTTGGAGGTTCCCAAGGTCGCCCTCATCAGCGACGAAAACATCGAGAAGGTGAACACCTTCGAGACGAGGGTCGCGCACCTCTTGCTGACCGTGAAGTCGCTGTCCCTGCTCGGCCTCGCCGACTTCTCGAAGTTCGGCCTCTTTAACCCGGATTTGATTTCCCCGAAGTTCCTGGACAACTTAAAAACCGTCAGGAAGGACATCACCCTCGTCTCCGAGGCCTTCGTCGGACCGGTGCTGACCAACGCGCAGCTGTTCGCGAACCGCCTCGACACGCTGACTAGGCAATACATGGAGCCGCTCACGGGGGCACAGCAACATTTGGTCGATGTCGGGACGAAGCTCGGCCTCTCGCAGAAGGACATCGCGGATTCCATCAACGCCAGCGAAGGGGCCGTGCGGCACTACACGACCGCCCTGAAAGACGCGGATGCGACATTCGAGGCGATGTCCAAGGCGCAAGAGGCCCGCGACAAGATCCTCGTGGAGGGCGCGACGCTTGCGGACAAGGCCTGGACGGAGTATTTCGCCAACGCCGCAAACCTCTACGCGAGCGATACCGACAAGGCCAGGATCGCCGCCGATACGAAATACGCGCTCGCCGTCAAGGAAGCGCAGGACAAGGGCATCATCGACGTCGGGTACTACAACGCGCTGTGGAAGCTCCGGGATCAGGATGTCGCCAAGGACCTCAAGGATCGCTTGGAGAGCGACACGAACAGCCACGACCACTACACCAAGCTCGCGAAGGACGCCCAGGACTATTACGAGTTCGTCAAGGCGCACGGCGATCGCTATTCGCAGGAGTTCATCGAGCAGCAGCGGCTGATCGCGCAAGCAGCCACGGATACGGCCGTGATGTGGGGCCTGAACACGCAGGCGGCCGCGGCGACCGCCGTGGCGGCGATCGGCACGGTTACGTCCGCCTACTACGCGGCTATTGATGCGGCAGCCACGCTCGCGGGCGTCGTCTCCGTCGGGAACCGCGCGGCGGGCATCGGGGACGCCGGCTACTCCACGAGTTCGTTCGGCCTCGGCGGCCTCTCGAACGGCGGCCTCCACCCGCTGCGCGGCGCCGGCGGCCCGGTCGCGTCGGGGTCGTCGTATATCGTCGGGGACACTGGCCCTGAGCTCTTCACCCCGGGCGCCAGTGGCTTCATCACGCCGCGGGGCGGCGGCGTCACGCAGAACATCGTCATCCACGTGAACGGCACGGCGGCCGAGGTCGCCCAGAAGGTCGCCACCGAGATCATGCGGACGTTTAGCGCGGGCACCAAACGCTGATGCCGATGCAGCCTGCGGTCCTCGGCACGGCGCGGCTCGGCAACTTCCGCCTGGGCTACGAGCCGGCGGCGCTCGTCACGCTCCGGCGCGCCCACGTGACGATTCTCCTGGCGGGCGTGGCCGCCCAGGTGCGCATCGCGGGCCTGACGATTCGTGACTTACTGAACGACGCGCCGAACACCGCCACGCTGACGATCGATGACGCGACGCCGCCCACTGTCGAGCAGAGTCTCCGGATCACCGTCAACAGCGACACGCCGCGGCTGCTCTTCGCGGGGAACCTCCAGACGGTCGGGCTCAGTTACGAAGGCCTGCCGGCACAACGCGTCTGGCCGAGCAGCGCGATTGATACGACCGCGCGGGCAAACCGGCGTCGGCCGTTCGGGACGTACGTCAGCGTTTCGGCCACGACGATCGCCCAGGCGCTCGTGAGCGGCTACGCGCCCGCCTTCTCGACCACGAATATCGCGGCGGGTCTGCCCGCGGTGTCCATCATCTTCGACGGCACGGAAGATTGGATCACGGCCCTCGCGCGGCTGGCGAAAGCGATCGGCGGCTACTGCAAAGTCGAGGATCTGGACGCGTATCTCTTCCTCACGGACACGACCGATCCCCCCGATGCGATTGACGACACGGCCGGACGGTTTCTGGACGACCCGCCGATTACGATGACCAGCGACGTGTCGCAGTTGCGCACGCGGGTCTGCGGCAAAGGGCACGGCGAGAAGACCTTGGTGGACGTCGCCGCCGGTGAAACGACGATCCCGATTGCCGATGCCGTGATGTTCAATCCGGCCGGCGGCAAGGCGATCATCGGCACGACACCGGACGGCGCGCAGTCGCAGATCGTCGATTACACCGGCGTGATTCTCGGCACCGCGGGTGGAGTGATTGTCGGTCCTGGCGCGGCGCCGAGTACCGCGCCGTCACTCGCGCTCGCGGCCGGGGCCGGCTTGGGTTCCGGCGTGTACCAGTACGCGTACACCATGGTCACACCGGCCGGCGAGTCGTTGCCCAGCCCGATCGCGAGTGTCACGACCGGCGCCGTCACGGCAGCGCCGACAAGCGCGATCACGGTCTCGCCACCGACCGCGGGCACACCCTTTATGGACGTGGGCACACACGACTATGTGCTGACGTTTACCACGGCTCTTGGAGAAACCACGCCCGGGCCGATCAGTGCCAGCGTCACGGCGACCGCGACCAATCAGGTCGGCGTCATCAATACGGTGCCGCTCGGGCCGGCGGGTGTCACGGGCCGCAAGATTTATCGGCGGTTCAACGGCGCGGGCACATTCAAGCTGGACCGGACCATCGCGAACAACACGTCGACGGGGCCGTTCGGGGATGGCATCGCGAATGCCGCGCTGGGCGCCGCGGCCCCCGCCGTGAATACGACCGCCGGCAATCAAGTGAGTGTGTCCGCCATCGGGATCGGCGCGTCGCCGACGACTTCGCGCAAGCTGTACCGCACGGTGGTCGGCGGGTCACAGTTGAAACTCCTGACGACGATCGCCGATGACACGACGACGGTGTTTGCGGATAGCACCGCCGACGGATCGCTTGGAGCGAATGCCCCGATCAGCGACGCGTCGGGGCTCGTGCAGGCGTACGGCCAGGTGAACGCGGGATCGACGTCGATCCTCACGACCGGCACCGGCCCGCTCCCGGCGAGTGGGTGGGCCATCACGCAGAGTGGCGATCTGTTCCGCTACACCGGCATCAGCGGCAACATGCTGACCGGTATTCCGGCGAGTGGCGTGGGCGCCTTACTGACGACGGTGTTCTATGGCGATCCGATCCTGCCGGCCCCGGCGCTCACCGGCGTCACGGGCCTCACGCTGGCCGCACTCGCCGGCACACCCGTCTCGATCTGGGTCCAGCGCGACGATCTGGCGGCGCAGGCGGCACAGGCGGCGATCGATCTCGTGAACGCGCCGCAGACGACGCCGGTCACTGCTCCAACGACGGCCCCGACGGTGACACCGTCGACCGGATCGGGTATCGACACCGGCGTGCATCAGTGGGCCGTGTCCTTCGGCAGTGTGCTCGGCGAGACGCTGCCGTCACCGATCGCTAGTGCGACGGTCGGATCGACCGTACCGGCCCCGACTATTGCACCCACGCTAAACAGTTTGACGCTGGGGTCCACGTTCCCGGCTGGCGCAGTGTTTCAGTGGGCCACCACCTGGGTCACGGCGAGCGGCGAAACGACGCCGAGCGCGACGTTCTCGCAGACGTTGTCGCTCACGGGGTATTACGGGCCGATTTCAATTTTCGCGCAAAGCTCGTTTTCCGCGCCGCCGGCCTCGGCGACGGGCCGCAATCTCTATCGCACCACGAACGGCGGGTCGCAACTGAAACTCGTCGGGGCGTTTTCAGGCCTGAGTGCGGCCACACTCTTCAACGACTCCACCCCGGACGGATCGCTCGGGGCGAACGCACCCACAGTCAATACCGCGTCGGCCGGCAATCAAGCGGCGCTCTCTGGAATGCCCATCGGCCCGACCGGGACCACTTCTCGCAAGGTGTATCGCACCGTCGCGGGCGGCTCGCAGCTCAAGCTCCAGCAAACGATCGCGAACAACACGGCGACGACGGGCGTCACCGATGCGACACCCGACGCGAGCCTCGGGGCGAACGCGCCGACGAGCGACACGGCCGGCTTGCTGGGGCCTCCGCCCGGGTATGTGGCCGATGGCATCTACGAAGGCCCGCCGATCGTCGACGAGCGCCGCGGCGAAGCCTCGCTCACCGCGCTCTGTGACGCGAACCTGCAACTGTTCTCCACGCCGATCGTCACCGTCACCTATGCGACCCACGACCAGAAGACGAAGAGCGGGAAGACGGTGCACGTCGCGACCACGACGCCGCCGATCGGCCCGGTCGACCTCGTCATCCAGGACGTGACGATCACCGAAATTGGCACGTCGCCGAGCGTCGGCCCGACGTTCACCGTCACCGCGAGCTCGACGCGGTTCAGCCTGGACGATCTGTTACGCCGGTTGCTGGCCGCCTCGGCCTAAGAAGGACCCTTGCATGGCGATTGACCGCACGAATTGGACCGCCCTCATCGACGACGACGGGTCAAACACCGTCGGGACGATCTGGACGAAGGACAAAGTCAAGACGGTGCTGCTCGACCCGATCGATACGGAGTTCACCGCGCGCGCGGCCGTCGTCCGTGGGGTGGCCGCCGGCGGGACCGGGGCGGCGACGCTGACGGCGCACGGCGTGCTCGTCGGGGAAGGGACCAGCGCCGTCGCGGCCACCGCGGCCGGCACGGCGGGCCAGGTGCTCACGAGCAATGGGGCGAGCGCCGATCCGACCTGGCAAAGTGTCCCGGCGAATCTATTTCGCGCGTCGGCCTTCAACAGCGTCGCGCAAGTCGTGGCGACCGCGACTTTCACCGTGGCGACGTTCGATAGCGAAAGCTACGATGTGGGCGGTTTACATAGTACATCCGTCAACACCGGCCGCCTCACGGTCCCCGCTGGTGGTGCTGGCGTCTACATCATCATGGCGAATTGGGGATGGGCGACGAGTGCGGCAGGCTCGCAACGACAAGCGTTCATCGTCAATCAAGCCGGTGCGGCTCTGGCGTCGAGCTTTGCGCTCCCGACAGGGGCCACGCGCATCGTGCATCCTCTGTTCTCGATCGCCTCGCTGGCCGTCGGCGACTACGTGTACCTGAACGGGTATCAGGACACGGGGGGGAACTTGAATACCACGGCGACGGAAAGCTATCTGGCGATGGTTAGGATCGGGTGATGACTGACGACCAAATTCAAGCACTCCTGACCGTGCGCGCCCTCGTCGGCGTCAACGGCGTAGACTACACGCTCGTCGATCGCGCCGATGGACAAGGCGCCGTCGTCGACGTCTGGAAGCCGGCCCTCGGCGCGGTGCCGACCCCGGCGGACATCGCGGCGCTGACCGCGCCACAAATCGCTGCGGCACAAACGGCGACGCGGGTCGGACGCTTCACCGCCACGAGTCGCCAGAAGGATCAGCTCGCGACGTGCGCGCTCGTCGTGCGCGCCCGCGGGATCGCCGCCTGGAACGCGCTGACGGTGCCGCAGAAGGTGGCCGCCACGCTCGCGGAAGCGGATGTGTGGACGAGCATCCGCGACTTCATCGAGAACAACACCTGACCGTCCAGTACTGCACAGCGCCAGCGCGGGGGCGGATAGAACAATGGATCCATGACCGAACATCAACTGAGCGATCCTGCCCCCGTCGCGGTGGAGGTCGTCAACACCGCCCCGATTGCGGTGGCGTCGGTGCCGGTGCATACCGGCGGCCCCGGCATCCAACAGCAAGCCACCGACCCGTCCCTGCCCGCGCGCACCACGTTTCAAGATGACTTGACCACGGCCGGTCAACGCCGAGTCAACCTGATTTGGGAATACACACAGGCCGTGATCGCGCTGCTCGTGGTGGCGTCCACGATGGCATCGGGGATGGTGGCGATGTTCTACAACTCGATTCAGATCCCGACGATCATCAGCGTCGCGTTTGGCACCGTGGTCGGCTTTTATTTCAGCCGCACGAATCACGCGGCGATTGGCGGCATCGGCATCAAACCCGAGGGCGCGTATCTCGGGCGCTGACTGGAGGGTGACAGTGATGCGCTGGTCCTTTGTCGTCGTCCTACTCATGGCAGTCACGGCGTCCGCACAAGTCGCGGCGCCCGTCCTGCCGAACAGTGTCGACGTGCTTATTCTCGCGCCGGGCACGACCGACCCAGCGACCGCGACGGTCCTCGCGCAGCGAACCACGATCATCGCGCCCGGCGGCACGACGTGCGGCCTCCAGCCGTCCACTGGGGTCGTCACGACCAATCCGACGCTCGTGGAATTTGATGATCCGTTCGTCGGCGGCGGGCTCAAGTGTCGGGCCGCGATCCCGACGGGCCTCCCGAACGGCACGGGCTATCGCGCGGTCGTGGTGGCGCACGGCATCTGCAGCGGCGTGCCGTGTGCGAGCGCCCGGAGTCTGGTGGGGGTGCCGACGTTCCCTATCAGCGGGATCCAGGCGTCGCCTGCGGTCCCGACGGGGCTGGTCGTGAAACCGTAACGATCGTCACCCTCCGCGGCCAACGGTTTCAGGAGACGACGTGCACGATCCCGATCCAGTGACCGGAGGACATGAACACCACCGCCGTGCTCGACGGCATTCTCGAACGCGAAGGCCCAGGCACACCGCCGTATCAGGCGCTCAACGATCGCGGCGGCCGAACCGCATGGGGCATTTCCGAACGCGCGCATCCCGAGGCGTGGCGACCGGGACCGCCGACGAAAGCGCAAGCCCGCGAGATCCTCGTCAGCTACTACGTCGCGCCGTTTCAACCGCTGCGCGGCTATCTCCAGGACGAGCTCTTCGAGGCGGTCGTCGACGATGCCGTGATGTCGGGCGCCGGCGCGGCGATGAAGCGGCTCCAGTGGGTGCTCGGCATGGACATGGACGGCGTCGCGGGGCCGAAGACGATCGAGGCGGTGAAGGTGCAGAACGGGCCGCGGCTCCAGCGGCGCTACGTCGTCGAGCGCGCCATCCGGATCGCGCGGCTGGTGCAACACGATCCGACGCAAGTGACGAACCTCGTCGGCT